TCACAGATCCCGCCATCAGACAGCCTTCAACCTCGCGCGTTGCTGGCTGCTAACATAAGCCTTGTTCAGTTATGTGTAATCTGGTTCCCTTGGGAAGCCAAATCTGCAGCACATCCAGGAAGCAACACAGAAATGCCCCGCCCCTCCCGAAGGAGAGGCGGGGCAAGTCTTGAGAGGAAACGCCCGGAGAAGGCGCAGGCACGTCACCGCCGGACGGTCAGTCGGCGGCTTCCCTTTGCGCGCGCGGCGCAATGTCGTTTCGATTGCCGGCGGCCGCTGGCGCCGGATGCCGCGCATCCCACGCCGCCTCGATCAGCTTCGCGGCGAAGGCCTCGGCCTCGTCCGCGGTTCCGCAGAACAGGTTGTCGTGCGCGCGGGCAGGCATCGAGACGATGAGCGTACCCGGACGGATGATGGCGGCCGGCGCCGTCATCCGCGCGGCCTCGCCGGCGTTGTCGGCACCCTCACCGCCTCGTCGATCCGCCGCTCTATCTTGTCGAGCCGCTCGATCACCTCGTCGCGGACGTTCCGGACGTCGCTCAATCTCGAATAGTGCTCGGCTGCATAGAGCTTGTGGTCGGCAAGCGACTTTTCGAGCATGCGCACCTCGGCATGCAGCGCGGATATACGCGTGTCGCTCGCGGTGAACCGGCCTTCGATATGCTGCAGGGTATCCCGAAGCGGCTTCAGCGCTTCAGCAATGGTTGTGGTCATGCGGTACTCGATCCGCAGCCAGACACCGATGACGGCACCGAGGATGACGCCCATGCCGATCAATGTTTCCCAGGTCACCGGCCCCTGCATCATGCGCCCCTCCGCCGGCCGATGGCGCCGGCGATCGCGTCGATACCCTTGAGCCCAGCCTGCAGGGCGAAGAACGAGAGCAGCACCTGCCCCTCCCATTCATCGAAGGGTGGCGGGAAGGCAGGCACCTTGAGGCCGAGCTGGAAACAGGTGTCGGCCGTCACCAGCACCAGGTGCAAAACGAAGCAACCGGCAATAAGGAAGGTAAGGACGCGCATCTCCCAAAAGCCGGACGTCTGCAGCCGCACCTCGGTGGCCTGCGCCTGGGCGGCGATCATGGCGTCCAGCTTCGCCTTGGCGACGTCGGCCTGGATGCGCTCGCTCTCGACGGCGCTATCCTTTCCCTTGGCGTAGATTTCCGCGAGGGCCTTCCAGCCTCCGCCGGTGAACCAGTTGAGGACGGTGGTGAATATCCACGTCATGCGTCCGCCCTCCGCATCGAGCGCACCAGGTAGGCAACGCCGACGGCGAGTGCCACCACCACGACGCCGGCGATGGCCCATTGCAACGGCCCCGGATTGGCAGCGGCGCCGAGTATGGTGGTGAGGATGCCGCCGCCCGTCGCCATGCCCTCCGGCGTCTTCAGCACGTCGATGATGGTCTTGTCGGCCGGCGGCTCGCCGCCCGCGGTGCGGCGCTCCAGGCGCTTGCGGATGGCATCCTTGGTCGCGGGGCCGGCCAAGCCGTCCACGAGGACCCCAGCCTGCTTCTGGACGGCCCTGATCGCCGCTTCGGTCTTCTTGCCGTCGAACCCGTCGACCGTCAGCTCATAGCCGAGGGCGACAAGATCCTGCTGCAGCTCGCGCACCTCGTCTTCGGACTTCGGCGTCTCGATCGGCGCCGCACCCCACAGCGCGCGGGCTTTGGCGAGATACTTCCTGCGATCGATGAGCCCGTTCGCGCCGCCATTGATCTTGCGGGTGATGCCGGTAATGTCGTCACGGTCGGCCAGGGCATTCAGCCCCTTCGCCTTCCAATACTCGCAGGCGATCTGCAGCGAGATGGCCGGCACCGCCGCCATCTCCGGATTGCCCTCGAGGTCGAGCGCGAGCCGCTTGCCATAGGCGCGATAGTTTGCGCGGCCGGTGAGTTGCAGCACGCCGCGCCCCTTGTAGCGAATGCCGTCGCCGCGGATGACATTGCCGAGATCGCGCCGGCCCTCATAGGCGGCGCCGCTGGCGTACTCCTCCGTGGTGCGGAAGCCAGCGCTCTCATGGGCGATCTGCGCCAGGAAGTGGCACAGCCGCGAGGGCGTGGTGATTGCGTATTTCGCCAGCACCGCGTCGCCGCGGGCGACGGCGTCGAGGATATCGGCGCGCCCGCGCGGCGCGAGCGTGCGCAACTGGCCGGCCGTAATGGTGACCATGGGAATCTCCGGTTTGTGAAACGAAAAAAGCCGCCCGGTCAGGGGCGGCCATCAAAGGATGTTGCGAGGCGGCTTTGCGTTACCAATATCCGCGCGGAGGAGCGGATTCAGGGAGGAGCACAATGCCATTCAGAAGCAAAGGTTATGATCCGGAGACCATTGCCTTTCTTCAGCAGTGCCTTGATATCGCGACCGAAGCGGCCTGCCGGGTGACCGGCGCGCTGCCGAGCGAGGAACTCCGCCAGCGGCTCGCCTCGGCGATCATGGAAGGCGCGGATGCAGAGATCGGCAACAAGGATGAGCTGATCGACTTTGCCCTCAGATCCCTGCCCGAGTTTCGCGCACGGTTGGCGAACTAGCCCTCCGCCGCCTCGACATCGTCGACGGCTGCGAGGACGTCACGCTCCAGCAGGGTGATGCCACCTAGCATCGCTGCGTGCCTGGTCACCTCCGTCCGCTGGTGCAACACACGGCCATCGCGCGTCACCATGACGGCGCCGATGCTCTCGATGTCGCCGGCGCGCACCCTGCGCTCCATGTCCTTCAACATGGCCAGGCATTCGGCGCGGGCGGCCTTTACGCGAGGATGCGTGCGCAGCGTCACGAGTTTCAGGTCTGGCTTGCTCATGTTGCAGGCTTCTCGTCTTCGATCTGCATTTCGCCGGGCTCCATCTCGCGGAAGCCGGCATAGGCGAGGCCGGCGCGCAGGCGGGCGGCGAACTGCGCCATGGATTCCTCGCGCGTGCGCGTCACGCCATGATCGGGGCCGACCTCGAGCGGATGGATACGGAACCCGATGATGTTCCAGTGCCAGATATCATAGCCGTGGGCGAGCCAGATGTGACCGACCTCGGCCCTCCCGCTCATGACGAAGTAGTTGTCGTGATTGATGCCGACGCTGCGGCGCTGAAGGATGAACACCATCACACACCCGCCTTCCGCCGGCCCCGCACATAGCCGTTGGAGAGCTTGTGCTCGGCGCGGCGCAGATCCTCCTCAAGCGCCGCGCAGGCCAGCAGCAGCACCCGCACCGCCTCGCGCGGATCGCCGTCGCACAGCTCTATGACCTCGTCGACATCCTCATCGCTGCCGACAATGGAATAGCGTTCGGCGGGCGCTAGCTCGCTCGGCATGGTCGTCTCCGGTGCTGATGACGGTGACGATGTCATGAGAACAAACTGAGAACAAGAGGGTTAAGATCGGAGCTGCCCCCCACCCAACGCGGTGCTGGTGGCCCACCATCGCTTGGCTCAAAGCCTATTGGCAAACGTGATGATCAGCCCCGTAACCTCCTCAAAATCCGCTTCTGATTCCGCCGCCAAATATTGTCTGCGGATTTGAGTACTCCCAATCAACGCGTAGCATAGCCGAACGACAGAGAAGAAAATAACAACAAACGCGTATGCCAAGACACAACGGGACATCGCCTCCACAAAGGATCCGTGACCTCCCGTCGCGTTGATTTCACGCATCAGCGCCAAGAGCGCAAAACCAAAGAACAGCCAAATCCATTTCCGAGCCGTGTCGCGAAGGACAAGCAGGAAGCTAAGGGCTCTGCGCCAGGGCTTAATCATCAAAATCGCTCAAATCTGACATCCGTTTCAGGGCGCCGACGAGCCCTAAAGCTGAAGCTCACATTGCCACAATATCCCACGCCGGGCGGAGCGGCATCGGCAGGCCGGGGGTGTTGTCGACCACGAATTTGGTACGGTCGAGCGCGGCCGGGAACGGGTTGTAATCGAGCAGATCGGTGGCCGTGAGATCGATGCCGGTGAGGCGGATGGTGTTTGAGTTCTGGCGAACGGCGGAGCTTATTGTGCGCGCCGCGCCGCCGCTGCTTTTCATCGCGAAGCCAAGAATGCCCGTTGAAGGCGAGATGTCGTTGCCGCCTCCGGTGTTCGGCCACAACACGCGGACGTCGGCCGTCGTAGCGTTGATGAAGGTCCAGCCTGAGACATAGGGCGCATCCCAAGGCAACTGCCCAGTGCCGAACAGGAAGCAGAACAGGCGCACGATCTGCTCGCCGCGCACCGCGAAGCCGTCGCTGTCGGGCGGGCATTTCGCGAGGTGCACGGTATCCTGTCGGTCGAGGTGGTAGATGTCCGGCATCAGATAGACGTCGTCCATCTCCGCCGCGATCTCGGCTTGCAGCTTGCGCAGGTTGCGCATGCTGACGTCCTGGCCGTTCTGCCGACCGAGGCAGCCGAGCCCGATTGGTACGTCGCGGCCGATCCATGCCCGCTGCTGCGTAAGCTGCTTGATCTTGCAGGCCTTCCAGTTTGCGAGCGTGTATGAACCGCTGCCCGCGCCGCCATTGAACACCAGGGCGTCGGCCTCGCCCTGGCAGTCGATGAGCAGCGTCTTCTTGTATCGCGGCGCGCGGCGCAGCTGCGACAGCGCGTTCGTCTGCCATTGCAGGAGCATGTCACCGGGGATGTCGAGATCCTGGTTCCACCAATAGCCCGTGGTCTGGTCGGACTTCTTGAGGCAGGAGGTGCCGCCATAGGCGACGTCGCCGCAGTAGAGTTCCAGCGTCTTCGTCGAGTCGTTGATGCTCAGGCGCGACTTGATCGCCGGCACCATGAGCCGCGTCGTCACCGCGTCAGCGGTAAGGCCGGAGGCGGCGCTGTCGGCCGTCGCGAGATACTGCGCGAGCGACTGGCCGGAGATGATGAGTTCGTGCTGGTCGGGATAGCGGGCCTTGCCGATCTGCGTCCCCCACCACTGCACGAGGCCGATGGCGATGCGCTGGCATTCCTCGTCGGACATCGGCTCGGCATTCTGATAACCGAAGTGCTCCCACACCGGGCCGTTGTGCGACTGCGTCAGCGCGCCATTGGTGCCGAGCGTGGCGCGAACCCCGAGCACCTCGGCAACGCCGTGCGGCCGATCCTGAAACAGGATGCGGGAGTCCGAGCCGCCGGAAACAACGGCACCCTTCTGGTTGAACCAGATCACCCGAACACGGCTCAGGTCAGGGATCGGCCCCCGCTCGACGAACAACTCGCCGTTGCGGAAGTACATGGCGCTTTCGCCGTTGCCGGTGTAGGCGCCGTGGACGAGGATATCGTTCGTTCCGGTGCCATACCCCATGAGCGCGCCGTTGACGCCCGACACGCCGGGATTGCGGGCATGGGCGCCGGCAGAACTCCACCCATAGGTGCCGACGACGAAGAACACCGCGAGGTTTTGCGTGCCACCCACATTCAGGAAGGTCGCGGTCGTGGCCAGGTGCTGGGACTTGTCGCGGAAGTCGATGCCCGGCATGGCATAGCCGTCGCGGCTGGTCAGCGCATTGAGCACGCACTGCGGGCGCACGCTGTTGATACTGGTGTAGTTGCGGCCGTTGCCGCTCTGGTCGTACCATGTCGCGGCCGAGAAGAAGGTACCGTTGCCCCAACTCGGGGTGCTCGCGAGATTGATGACGGGCGTCGGATCGGCGGTGAAGCCGAGCGTGCGCAGCGTATTGCCGCTGTCCCGCCACTGCATGCAGTTGCCGGCATAGGCCGGCACCGCCTTGCGCACGCTCAACATCCACGAAAGCGGCTGGCTGGCCTCGGTGGGGGCAAGCGGATCCGGCAACGGCTCGCCCGCGTCCGGCTGCACCCGCGCCGCCACATCAAACAGCCCGAGCCCGAGGCCAAGCATCAGCGCACCGCGACGATGTTGGAAGCGGTCGAGCTCAGCCAAACCTGCTTGACGCGCAGCGGCAGCCAGCCGGCGAACCCGATGAAGGTGACGACATCGCCGCCCACCGTGGTCACCTTGATATCGCCGGCGGTGCCGACCCACAGCGCGCGGCAGGCGGTTATCTCGGAATCCGCCGGCGTCACCGCCGCGGCATAGGCGCCAGGGCTGGCGAGGTCGACGGAATGCGATGCGAAGGGGTCAGCCATAGCAGGGCTCCGGATATGAAAAAGCCGCCCGAAGGCGGCGCGGAAGGGGGGTGCGGGGAGGCTCAGAACACCGAGACGCCGGTGCTCCACAGCGTGTTGAAGCCGGCGTCGTTCATGTCCCAGGTGCGGCTGGCCTTGCTGCCGTTCTGGATTTGGTAGGACGATTTGTAGATGCTGGCCGGCGCGGTGAAGGCGACGCCGCCGCTCGCCAGCGTGCCGGATATCGTCGGCGCGCCGGTGGTGCCGAGCGCGATGCCGGCGAGCAGCGCCGGCTTGCCGAAGATCGCGCCGGTCACGTCGATAGTCTGCGCCGAGGGATCGCCGGTTGACGGCGTCTGGTTGCCGTCGAACAGCGTGAAGCCGACCGCCGGGAAATCGCCCCGGAAAATCTGCATCAGGCTGTGGTGGCCGGACTGCGACGAGATGACGACGCTGCCGACCTCGTTCTCGGAGCCGTCGGCGATCTTGGCCTGGAAGATGACGCGATCGACCTGCCCCTCGGCCGGCGGCTCGTCATAGACGAGAACGAACCCATCCGCCGGCGTCGCCGCGATGCCATCCGGGCCCGTCGAGTGCATCGGGTCGAACGCCGCCACGCCCGCCTGCAGCCAGAGGATATCGCCCGGCAGGATGCCCGAGGGAAAATCGATGCTGGTGCCGGACGAGACCGTGTTCGCGCCGACCGCCGCGATGGTCGAGAGCGGCGGTGGCGGCGGAATGTGGAAGAACTTCATTCCGGGTCCGCCGTGGGATACTCGAAGATCACCACCCAATTCATGCGCTGGCAGTTCGAGTTCGAACTGAACACCAGCGATACGTCATCGCCGATCTGCCCAGAGTTTGCGCTGGTGTGATCCTTGGTCTGCCGCGTGGTCGAGACGCTGTTGGCGCCGCCGCCGAGCGGAGTCGAATTGATCCGCACTTCGACCTGACAGGTGCCCGAGCCACAATCCGTGACCACCTTGGGGATGGCGAACGGCCGCTCCGATGAAATGACGATCGGGATGGTCTCATTGGCCACCACCGGGATGTAGCCATAGAATGGGTCAATGCTGCCGCCATTGGCCACGGCCCGCGCGAACGCGGCCCCACTGATGCCGCCGGGCGTGTTCTCCGGCGTCGGAATGATGCCCATCTCAAAGCCCCGCGAAAATCGGTTTCGACACTTCGGCAAAGCCGGTGATCAGCGCCTGCCGGTCGCTTTCCTTGCCGATGTCGCCCACCACCACCCGGTGCACCGTGCGCTCGCGCGGGCCGAGCGCCACCAGGCTGGTCGCCTCCAGCCCATTCGGCACCGCGAAGGCGCCCTCGACATTCAGCGTCTTGCCGTCCACCGAGGCGATCGGCACCACCGTCGTGCTGCCATCCTTCAGCCGCACGCAGGCACCGAACGCGCCGCGGGCGAGCGTGAAGAAATTGGAGAGCGTGAACACGTTGTCGACGTCGAACAGGCTCTCGTAATTGTCCGGCGGCGCATCGAACATGTCGGTGTCGAGCGTCAGGCTGGTGAGATTGCTGCCCGATCGGGCGAAGCTCACCAGCCGGCCGGAGCCATAGCTGTTGGTCAGCATGTCGTGCGCCACGCCCACCAGGTGGCCGCGCTTCACCAGCAGATGGTCGAGGTCGACGGCGAAGGAATATTTCACCCGGCGATAGCGCAGCTTGCGCAGATAGATCAGGCACCAGCGCCGCACCGCGGCTTCGGAGGTGAGGCCCGGCACCTCGATCGATTCATAGAGGTGCCGGCCATTCTGCATGTAGCCGTCATCGACCATGATCTCGCGCGGGTCGTAATCGTTCGCGGCGTCGCGGAAGCTGGCGATGATCGCCGTGGTGAAGGGCGCGTCGGTGCGCTCCATGGTGAGCGGGCGCACCATCACCGCCGTTGTGAACAGGCAGCTGATGCCCTCGGCCGAGCGATCCTTGTCGATCACCACGCCGCTCACCTGGCCGTCGCGGCGCAACTCGGCATCGCCGGCATTGAGGATCATGCGCACATGATCTTCCACCGAGCCGTCGGAGAGCAGCCCGTCGAAGGTCAGGCCGGCCGCCTCGCAGTGCTCGTAATAGGCCTGCCAGCTCGCCCAATCGATCTTGCCGGGCTTCTGCGGGAAGACGTAATTCGCGGGGTTGACCAGGATGTCGAGCGCCAGCGCCGCGTTGTTCCGGCTCGGCGCCAGGGTGTTCCAGTCGGTGCCGTTCCAGATCGGGACGATGCTGTGATAGATCTGCGAGAAGCTGTTGACCTTGCGGTTGCGCACCCGGAAGGCGGAAAGGCACAACCCCTTCTGCTCGATCGGATACACCGGCCGCTGCGAGGCACAGCTCTCGACATAGACCTCGCTGATATAGCCATTCTGGACCGGAATCCGCTGCGGTGAATTCTGGTAATAGGTGAAGAAGCCGGGCGCGATGCCGCCGATCTCATAATCGGCGGTGATGAAGTCGGCGGCGGAGGTGGCATAGCCCCGTGTGTACTCCACCGTGAAGCCGGCAGCCGGGTCGAACACCTCGGGGTCCAGCCGGAAGGTGATGCCATCCGGGGCGGTGTCCACATTGGTCACGGTGCGGTCGATGCCGGTCGGCGTCACCCCTCCATTGAAATAGGCGTCGGCGGTCCACACCGGGTTGGAGGCATAGAGGCTGTCGACGATGGTGCCGCTGCTCACCACCGATCCCGGGCCACCGGAGCGGTCCATGATGATCATGCGGCGCATCGGGTTCATGTTCGATCCACGCAGGATGATCTCGGGGAAGTTCACCCAGCTGCCGCCGTCGGCCTTGATGCGGATGCGCAGCGGCAGCAGGCATGCATGGCCGGGGTCGTCGGAATCGGCGAGCCCGCCGGGGAAGTGCAGGACGGTGCGAAACAGCGGGCTGTTCGGCTCCCAGCGCACCACATGCGGCAGCGGGTAGGATTCCGGCGCCGGGGTGAACAGCGTCGATTGATCGTCCTTCAGTTCCTGCTTGCGCAGCGCCACCGGCTGGCTTTCCTCCGCCGCGCTTTGCGTCACCAGCGTCAGCGGCGGGTCGTCGTCATAGCCGACGGTCTGCTCGAGCTCGATGCCCACCATGTCGGCGAAGGCCACCTTGTCGAACAGCGGGTCTGAGGTCTCGCAGGGGCCGCGCACGCCGGCAATGGCATTCACCACCTGGCCCGAAGCGACGATGTCGCTCCACGGCCGCGCCAGCAGCGGCGGCGATAGCCGCAGCAGGCCGCGCACGATCGGCACCGGCTGGTAGGCCCCGATCGGGTTCTGGCCGACACCGGCGACCCCGAGCGACGCACCGCTCGCCCCGCCGCCGCCGAGCTGCGGCGGCTTGGTGAGCGACTGCACCAGCAGGCCGCCGCCGACGGTGACGGCAGCGCCGACCGCCGCGGTCGCCCACGCGCCGGCCGAACCGGCGGCGCCGGCGAAGATCGCCGGGGCGAGCGTGGCCAGCGCCCCGCCGGAAATGGCGATCGCCACCGCCGCCAGCGCCAGCGCGGCAATGAGAGCAAAGGTATTGTCGCCATTCTCCGGCACCGGGCCGAGGAACAGCATCGCCCCGGCCTTGGGCCGGATCTGGTGCCAGCACCAGGACGGCACCTCGTCGGAACCGATGAAGGCCGAGCCATAGGCCGGGAACGGGCGCGGGATGGCGCCGGCGGCAATCAGCCCGTCGACAATGTCGGCGATCGAGCCACCCGGCGCCACGGTGAAGAACAGGCTCGATGCGGCATCGAACAGCACCGGGCGATATTCCACCAGCACGCCATCGAGCGGCACCGCTCCGGCAATGGCGTCGGCGAGATTGAACGGCCGCATCAGGTGGGGCTCCCAACCGTTGGGCTCCACCTTGCGAAGCCGGCGATGCGTGCGGCCACTTTCGGGTGTCGGCTGTCGATCAGGCAGGATCCCATGTCCTGCCCGTCATGCGCCGGCGCCTGGGTATGAAGGATGCGGCCGTCCGCCAGCCACGTGCCGACATGCAGCGGCTGCCGCCGGTCGCCGTGCTCGATCGTCCGCAGCATCACCACGATGTCCATTTCTTCCGGCACATGCTCGCCAACCTTGCGGAACTGCCACACCGGGTCGCCCATCAGATCGCGCGCCCGCAGCACGGCGGCGCGCAGATTGGCGGTGATGTCGATGCCGGCTTCCGGCATGCGCTCGCCGGTGCGGACCAGCCGCGCCAGCATGGTGCAGCCGAGGCAATCGACACCGAGCGAGTGTGCCTGGCTGAGCGTCTCCGCCCGGCCACGCTCCCGGTACGGGATGCCGATAAGCTCGTCGGTCCAGCTCATGAAATCCTCAGGACAGGAACAGGCCGGGGAACTTGCGCGGGGTCACCCGCACCAGCGGATAGGTCTCGTTCCAGAACACCTCCTGGCTCAGCGTGACCTCGACCGCGGAGGCATCCCAGCGGGAGCTCGCCGAGGTGAAATCCTCGTATGTCTCCACCGGGTCGTCGGGGAAGCTGAGCAGGATCCGCTCCAGCTTCAGCCCCGGAAACCCTTCCAGCGCCTCCAGCGCCTTGCCGAGCACGCGGTCATGGTTCGACAGCGTCACCACCAGCGAAGGCGTCTCGTCGCCATCCGCCGGACGCTGCACCTTGAAGGCGCGGGCGATGAAGGTCTGCCCGCGCGAGACCACCGGCACCGGGTTGTTCACCCAGCGGATGATGTTGGGCAGCGACGGGTGGTCAATCGTCACCAGCCACGGCAGCGGCACTCGGCTATGCTGCGCCGCCACGGCATGGCGGAAGGCCAGGGCCGGCGGAATATCCGTGAACGCCGCGACATCGCCTGCTTCGCTGACAGCCAGCGTGCCGGTGATGATGCCGACACGCCCGACCGCCGCAGCGACATCCGCGCCTTCGGTGGCGGAAAGCAGGCCGGACACGACCATGCGGCCCGAGAAGGCGGCGATGTCGGCGCCCTCAGTGGCCGCGAGCGCGCCGGTGACGACGATGCGCCCGGCCATCGCCACGACATCGCCGGCCTCAGTGGCGGCGAGCGCCCCGGTGGCAGTTGGCACGCCGCCCGACAGGCTCGCGACGTCGGAGGCCTCAGTCGCTGCCAGGCCGCCAGCGACCACCACCGAACCAGCGAACGACGCCGCGTCTGCATCCTCGGTCGCCGCCAGCGCGCCGAGTACATCATTCGTGGAAAGGAAGAATGCGGTATCGCTGCCCTCTGTCGCCGCCAGCGTGCCGGTCCAGGCGACGCGGCCGAGGGCGGCAGCGACGTCACTGCCCTCGCTCGCGGCGAAAGTTCCGCGCCAGCCAGTGCGGCCGACGATACCGGCGCTGTCAGCCCCTTCTGTGGCCGCTATGGTGCCCAGCACCGACAGGCTGCCGACCAGGGCGGCAGCATCCGCGCCTTCGGTCGCGGCAAGCGTGCCAGTGGTGGCATTCGTGATGGTCGCGGTTACAAAGCAGCTTTGCAGGCAATTGAGCGGCCCGGTGTCGTTCTGGCCCCACGTGAGCGTGGCTGTGGGGCTCGAATTGTTGACGAGATAGACGGCCTTCAGATTTGTCGAGGAGCCATTGACGATCGTGCCGGTAGACGCCAGCGTCCCACTGGGAGTCGGCGCAGCCGTGACGCCAAAGGCGGCGCCGATATATATTCCCTCCGGCGGAGAGCCCGTAACCGCGATATTCTGGGTCGTCGGGGCACTTGCCGTCATCTGCCCGTTTGGCGACGAGCCAGTGAGACCGGTCATCACGCCGTTCGGGCGGAAGATGAGCAGGATCTTCAGATCGGCCGAAGTCCCGTCCATCCCGGTGAGGACTTGGCCGCTGCCGGTAATCGGGCCGATGTCGATCAAGCACCGAATGGGATCCGAGCCGTTGCTCGTATTGACCACATTCGAAAACGTGCCGGGAGTTACAGCGGTCGGCACGCCGGAATTATTCTGCGCCTCCTGGATGAGGATGCCGAGATCACCGTTCGCGGCGCTGGCATGCGCCGCTATGGTGGCCCCTGAAGAGGTGGTGCTGCCGATGAAGGTAAAGGACACGGCGCTACCCCAGCATCAGGAAAAGACCGCTTCGCAAGCTCTCAAGTTGCGTGCGTGAAGGTCGCCGAGGTCACCTGCACCAGCTGTCCGGTGGTGATGCTGGTCGAGGTCAGCACGATGTCGGTGGCGCTGGTGCCGACCGTCAGGTTGTTGACGATGACGTTGCCGTTGCTGTCCTTGATGCGGGCGACCGCAGCGGTGCCGGTGGCATTGGCCGCGCTGTCTTCGATCGCCGGCGTGGTGTCAAGCGTGAGCACCGAGCCCGACACCGTGCCGCACGGATCGGCCAGCGTCAGGATGGCGAGCACCGAGGCAAAGCCGGTGGTGGCGATTTCCAGCGTGCCCGGGCCGGAGCCGGCGTCGATGGCATCGGCGACGGCCTGCATGCGGGCAGTTTTCAGGGCGGCGGCGTAATTCACGGCCATGGCTATTGGCTCCTGGGACGCATTGAGGTCGGCTTGGGAGGGGGAAAGATCAGGTCGGGACGCGGCGCAAGCGCAGGCTCGCGTGCCAGCGCGCGCCGCCCATCGGGGTGAAGACTGGCTCGGCCAGGAAGATGAAGGTGCAGGCTTCCTCGAGCAGCGGGTCGGTCCAAATGAAGGGCAGGCACCCCGCCGCGCAGGTGTCGAACCAGAAATTGTAGAGCGTGGCCTTTTCAGTCCCGATAAGGCGCACCGAGCCGGAAAGGTCCGACAGCTTGCCGGAGTAGCGCCGGCGGGTGAGCGGCGCGCCGATCTCCGGATCCACCACCGCGGTGAGCCCGGCCATCGGCTGATAGGTGAAGCCCTCGCGCAGGAAGGCACTCACCAGCAGCGCGGGGAAATCAGCCATCACGCGCCCCGTATGATGCGGCGATTGCCGACGGCGAACGAGCCGCGCATGGTCGGGTTGAATTTACCCTGCCCCATGGCCTGCTGCACCGTGCCGATGATGACCTCATTGACCTGGTTGCCGTCAGAATCCTCGCCGCCATCGCGCGCCTGCACGTCGGCGCCGAGGTAGTTGGTGATCTTGTTCACGACGGTGGGCCGGCGAGAGCCGCCGGCCACCTCGGCGCGAGAGAGCACGCGCTCACCCACCTGCAGGATCGCCGGGCGCTCGTCCGGCGCCAGGAACCCACCGCCGCTATGGAAGCGCTGGGCGTTGAGGAACATCTCGGCCGGAAATGCGCCGCGATTGCCGCCACCGGCACCGACCAGGCCGCCGGAGTGGCGGAAGGTCGGCACCACCATCGGGCCGGCGCCGCCGACCACGCCAACCGCCGCGCCGCCTGCGCCGGGGAACAGCGAGCCGAGCAGCATCGAGAGCAGCCGCTGCGTCGCCAACTTGGTGAGGTCGGCGATGATCGAATTCGTCAGATCCGAGAAGCTCAGCTTTCCTGTGGTGGCAAAGCGCGCGAACGCATCGCCGATGCCGTCGAGCACGTCTGTCGTCAGATTCTCGGTGGCCGTGGCCATGTCCTGCGCGCTCTTGAGATAGTCGTCGAAGGCACGGGTGAACCCGGAGCCGGCGTCCGTGGCCTTGTCCAAGGCCTGACGGCTGGCCTTGTCCATCTCATCTCCAGCATTCGCCACGGCGCGGCTATAGGTGTCCTGCGTGATCTTGCCTTTGCCGAGCAATTCGTTGAGGCGGGAGATCTCGTCGGCATAGTTTTCCGCCGCAGTGCGCGTTTCCCGATAGACGCGCTGGCCATCGGATTCGAGCCGGCGGGCATATTGCTCCTGCGCGCGGTCGGCCTCCTGCGCCTTCTTCTTGTTCTCCTCCAGTTGCTTGTTCTGGTCGAACAGCGCGCCGGCGCTTTTGCGGATTGCCTCGGTCAGCCAGTCGGGGCCGCCCTGGCCGCGTGCCGCGAAACCTTCGATGAATTTCGACCGCTCGTCGCCGGCAAGCTTCAGGGAGTTCTCGATCTCGCGCAGCACATTGATGCTGTCGCTGATCCCCTTCATCGTGTTGCTGAGGCCGAGCAGCGCGAGTTGCGCGTCGGAGGCCGTGCCCGCGAGATAGGCGGTACGGGCGGCGGCAATATCCATTGCCCGGTGGAATTCCCCACCACGCTCCGCCGCCTTGATCAACTCAGTCGACATATCCCGCAGCGACGGCGTCGCATTGCCGATCTCGGCCACATCTCGTGCGAATGCGGTCACGTCCGGTCGTCCGGCCGCAACACTCTCCTGGAAGCGGCGAATCGCGTCCTCGAACGGCGCAAACCGCTGGTTCAGTTCATCGCCGCCGGTGACATTGCCAAGCGGGTCGAGAGAGGAAGTATTGAAACCCGCCGCAAACTTCGCCGACCAATTATCATAGGCCACGGTCAGCTTGCGAAGGTTTTCCGTGGCCTGCAGGGACGCAACTTCCCGAATCTCCTGGGCGAAGTTTTCGGCGCCTTTGCCGGCGCTATCCATCGACGCTTTCAGGTCATCGGTCAGCTGCTTGCTCTCGTCGAGAGCACCGTTCAGATCTTCGGTGTCGCCCGACAAGGCATCGAGTGCAAACGAAGCGACATAGCCGGCGGCAGCAAGGCCACCGAGTGCCAAGGTCGTTGGGTTGATGAGGCTAAGCAACCCCTGCCCAACCGCGCCGATGATGCCCTTCACGCCGCGATCGCCCATGATCTGGCTGATCTGGGCACCCTGCTGAATCAGCACGGTGAAGGGCGACTGTCCGGAAGCAAGCGAAACGCCAATATCCGAAAGCTGGGCAGCGAGATTGCCCACCTCGTGCGTCGCCAGCTTGTTGACGGATGCCGCGGCCTGCTGGGACCTGGCGGACAGCTTGTCGAGTGCTACGGCACCCTCATTGCCGACGGCATTGAGCTCCGCCCGCACCTTGCCGCCGTCGATCACCTGAAGGCGCACATTGACATTGCGATCAGCCAACGTCGTGCTCCCTCAAATGCGCATGGATGGCACCGAGCGCGGCGCGCTCGGCCTCGGAGAAGAATTCGGCTGTCACGGCGGGCGGGCAGCCCTTGGCCGCGGCGAGCGCTGCCACGGCGGCATAATCAAAGCCGATCGGCATCGGGCCCAGCGTGCGCAGTTGGTTGGATGAGGCGCGGAACGCGCTCCAGAACTGCTCGCCATCGAGCGAGCACGGCGCGTTCAGGCGATAGGCGCACTCATCGCAGCGGCCGGGGCAGGCGGCACAATAGGCTGCGCCGCCGCCGAAGTGCCATTCGGCGAGGGCGCTGATCCGTTTTTTTCGGCGACCAGCAGCAGGGCCGGCACCACATATTCCTCGCGGAACACATCGCCGAGCGGATAGGTCTCCATCAGCGCGTCGATGCCCTCTGGCCATGGCGGCACATCTTCATCGCTACCAACCATGGCCACCCCCTTCCATCCAATGATGGAAGCGCGCGCGAATGCCTTGATCAGTGCGACCGACCGTGCCACGCCGCCGGCGAGGATGGCGGCGCGGATTTCCTCCGGCATCTCGTCGCGCACCCGGGTGTCGACTTCGGTTCCAAAGGGCCGGACCTCAACTTCAACGCCACGGCCCAGCGGCAACCAATAGGGGCCGCTGGCGAGATTAAGTCGGATCATGTTGCCTCGCGTTGTGCCGACTCCCTGAGCGATTTGCCGAGAGCCGCGATGACGGCGTTGAAGTTTTTCTGGTGGCGACCGCCGCCGGACGGCCCGAATTTCAAGGAACTATCGATATAGACACGTGTATTTGCGTCGGCTTGCGGCTCTATAATAAAGGTCATGTTCTCGCCCCAGGAGAACAACGACATGCCGGCCGAGGCCGTTACGCGAAGCAATGCCTCATCTGCTGACTTGAGCGACAACCCCGCGGCGGGAATTGCTTTCAACAAGTGACGGTAAACTAGCTCGGATGGATACGCGAATGCCTGCCATGTGCTTTGTGACGTGTTGAACACGTTGCCCTCCCAGGTTGCAAGGAGGGCGACAATACCGTCAGAAATCAGGCGTAGGAAGCCACGTCATTCACCAGCGTCGCCGTCATCATCGGGTCGCCGACCGCCGGGCGGGCCGCCTGCACGGCATAGGTGGCCTGAATGCCGGTGGGGCCGCTCACCGGGCGCTTCGGCACCGGCAGATAGGCCGCGGCGAAGGTGAAGGCGAGCTTCGCCGTCGCCGAGATGGTGAGCCCGAATTCCAGCTCCACCGGGGTCTTGGCGATCGCCTGGTTGTACAGCGTCAGGCTGTCGTGCCGCACCACCAGCGATGCGCCGAGCACGGCAAGGCCCGGGTCGGCGCCGGCGATCAGGCCGTCGGCGCGGATCACCTCCACCGATTCCAGCGTGTTGGCGTAATTGAGTTGTGCCGACACCACATTGCCGAGCGCGGCGCCGGCGCGCTTCACCGAGCCCTGGAACTGGTTGAAGCGGGTGAGCTCCAGCTCGGACGGCGTGCCCGTCGCGGTCGAAGAGGTCGGCTCGTCTTCGTCCTGGCCGATGAAGCCGATAGTGGCGTTGACAAGGCCGGAGCGCTGCAGCTGCAGCGCCAGCGAATTGGCTACATAGCCCTTGTGCATCGAGAACGCCGGGATCTCCGGATGCCCGACCTCGCCGGATAGCGAGGGCAGGGCGGCCGAGGCCGTGGTGAACACGTGGCTGTAGACATCGTCATCAAGCTCGGTGGTGACCGGGGCGCCGAACAGCGCCTTCAGCCAGAAGCCGAAATAGCGCAGATCGACCGGCACCACCACGTCGCCGCCGGCATTGATGACATCGCCGGCCGGGGCCAGCGGGTCGCGGCCGAAGCCGAGCAGGTCGGAGGCGAGCAGGCCCTGTTCCTTGCCGAAGGCGGTCGAGACGAATGGCACCTTCTTGAAGCCGGAGACCGGCGCGGTGCCGTAAACCGACTCGAAGGCGATGGCCATGATGGCATTGATGCCAAGGGCGCGACCCATGGGACAATCTCCGGATGTGCGGGTGAGGGTCAGCCGAGCGGCGACGAGGTGAGGTAGATCAGTACGATGTTGAGCCGGGCGGTGCGCAGCGGCGAACCGGCATCCGAGCCGAGCACGTCGACATCCGGCGCTTCCGGCTCACAATGATCGACCGCGCCACCAAGTATCGGGTCGGTGGCGATCGCCATGTCGATATCGCCGAAAATGGTGTCGAGCAGCGTCTCGGGCGTGCCATCCGAACCGCCTTCGACCAGAATTTCGAGCACTGCGCGGTGCTCATAGGCATAGGAGGGCGGCGACAGCGTCACTTCCGGCTCGCCGGGGTCGCCGTCGCGCAGGATGAGGTAGCCGCCGGGACCAACATTGTTGGGAACGTCAGCGTTGCGCTTCACATCCGCGCCGGGACACGCCGCCACCAAAAGGGCCTTGAGTGCCTCCAGGGCGGTCTCGCGCTTGCTCACTTCCGCCTCGCTGGCCAACTGTTGACGATGAGATCCGGCAGGCGCGAGCGCCAGCGATCGGCGGCGCCCTCGACATCGAAGCGCTTCCCGAGACGCACCTGCGGCACCAGGATGAAGATGACCGTTGTGGTGCGCCCGGCGAGGCGGGTCGACTTCACGCCCTTGCGGTTCGTGATGTTCGCCGCCGCGACGCCGCGGCCATTGACGCGGACATTGTCCGCCACCAGCAGCGAGGGCCGGCCACGCCGATAGACGAAGCGCAGCCGCAGCCCGGTGCGCCGTTCCCAGCCGCCGGGCGTGAGCCGCTCGGTGCCGGAGCCGTCGCGCTTCAGGCCCTTGGCGCCGGCCGCCGCCGTGGGAATGGCGAGGAAGAAGCCGTTCGGCGACTTGATCGGCACCCCGGAATTGAACACCGAGACGATGTCCGGAGCCCGCGAGAAGACGAGTCCGGCGGCGCGCAGCGAGACATCGGCGCGCGGATAGACCTCCGAGCGCCAGGTGTTGGCCAGCCGCTGGCCGAGACCGGCGGAGGTGACCTGCGCGCGCAGATCGCCCTTGAGGCCCTCGGTGGCGACGCGGATGCCCTTGGTCACCGCCTGCTCGGTGGCGGCGAGCTCCTCCGCCATGATCTGGCGCAGGTCGCCCTCGATGGTGACAGTGGGCACCAGCATCAGGTGCCTCGGCAGCCACATGTCCACACCAGCCGCTCGGCATCGCGCCGCGGCGCGCCGGCGACGGTGTAGGTGGTGGCACCGACGACGAAGGAATCCCCCTCGCGAGGCGCCGCCACTTCGGCAATGCGGACATCGACCAGCGTCGTCGCCCGCACCAGCTGCGTGCCGCCGAACTCGGTGAGCTCGTCCGGCTGCCGGGTAATCACCCGGCAAGCCACCCCAGCCCCAACCCCGCCCGCCTTGTACAGCGCGTCGTGCGGCAAGTGGGCATCGCGGAAATAGACGTCCACCTGCTCGTCATAGACGCCCATCGGCTCGCTCAGACGATGCCGGGCAGCAGCACCTTGCCGCTGGTGTCGCCGGAGGCCGCCGCGGCGAGCGCTACGCCGGCTTTGGTGTTGCTCGATGCCGTGGTGGTGAAGTTCTTCGCGGTATTGTCCCAATAGAGCACCGCGCCTTCGGTCCAGGTCTGGCCGGTCGCCTTCGGCAGCGTGAAGACGCCGGAGCGGGAGAAGGCGACGGTGACACCCTGTGCAGCCGTGACATTGGCGACGGCCACGAGCACGCCGAGGAGATAGGCGACGCCACTGACGACGCCTCCGGACGGAGCGGTGAGGTCGACGGTGTCGCCCTTGCCGAGATAGGTCTTCATGGGGATGGCTCCAGCCAAAGAGGGAGAGCGGCAGCGCCGTACGCACCGCCCGGAGATTCAGCCGCGTGAGGTGCGGGGATCAGGCGCCGGTGTTGCGGTAGCCGCGACGGAAGTCGACCGCACCGCAGCCGAAGTCGTGCTCGACGCTCACCGCCAAGCCCTGGATGCCGAAAGGCTCATCGACGCGGATGCGCGGCGCGGTGTAGCCGTCAAGCAGGCCCCACTGCCAGTTCGCACCGAAGGTCGGGTCGACATAGAGCTCCCAGGCGTTGCCGGTGATCTTGTTCGACACCACCGTCTCGAGCTTGCCCGAGAAGATGCTGACGTTGGACTGCTGGGTCGCCTGCAGCGGCGCCGTGAATTGCTCGGCCTCGCCTTCCTTGTCCGGGCCCACGAGGAGGATGCGCGGCGCCTGGTCGATTGGCTGGCCGCCGAGCGACTTCTGTTTGCGCAGCGCTGCACGGCCAAGCGAAACCGAGGTCACATTGATGGCCGCCACGGAAGCGGCAAGGTTGCCGTGATTGGTGTGGAACACCGCGGTGCTGTCTTCCAGCAAGGTTGGGCCGGCGCCGGAATTCACCGCCTTCATGGCGAAGAAAGTGGTGTCCTCGAACTGCGCGACCATGGTGCCCTGGTTGGAGATCACCTCGTCGATTGCACCGAGATTGTCGTTCACCAGCATCTGGCGGGTGAAGTTGATGGCGATGCCGTAGGGCACCACGATCACACTTTCCTTCTTCTCCCCGAAGGTGCCGTACTGGATCTCACCTGCCTGGCTGAGCGGCAGAAGCGTCGGGAAATCGCCCGGGCGGATCACGTCGTGCGGACGGAAGTCATTGAAATTCTGCTGGCGGGCAAGACGCCGGTAGGTCGGCTCCGCGATCACATATCGGGCTTCCAGGCGAGCATTTATGGCGCCGGAGAAGATGATCGGGAAATCGCTGGTGGTGTGGAAGGCGCGCTCGAACACCTCGATGCGCTCGCGCGCGGTGCGGGGCATGGAGCGCGCATTGATGGCCACCGCAGCCATCTCGGACAGCGAATGGCCCATATACTGGCGGGCAGCGTCCGACGGCGTCGACCGCTGGCCGGACGATTCCTGCATGCGGGCGACGAGAGCCTCGCGCAGCAACGGGCCGCGCACCTCCGGGTTCTCGGCGGAACGGCCGATATGGGCGTTGACGATGGTTGTGCGCTCGGAGCGGGCGGCGAGATCGTCGAGCACGATGCCGCGGAAGGCATCAATGCTGGTGCCGGCATTGATCGCGGCAGTCACGGCAGCATCCGCCATGCCGTGGGCGCGGCCGATGGTGGTGATCTCGGCGACACGGGCACGCTCGGCACGCACCGCGTCCTCGATGGACGGAGCGGCAGGCGCCGCCGGGACGGCACGAACCTCCGGCGCCGGGGCCGGCGACGGGGCAGCAAGCGGAGCGACGGTTGGCGTCGCCGGGGTCACATTACGACGCATGTCGTCGCTCTCCTCAATATGGGCCGAAGCCCGGGACGGATCGGTGGATTCGTTGCGGACCATCGCGCCGGGGTCGGCGGGAATGGCCACGAGCGAGACCTCGAGGAGCTCCCAGCGGTCGGCCCGCCAGATCTCCTGGTTGTTCTCGACCGCGGTGAGGGTCCACGTGGTGACGCGGTAGCCGACCGAGATGCCGACGAGGTCGCCGCTTGCCACCATGGCTTCGGCGCGGCGGCCGGCCTCGGTGTCGGAAAAGCGGATGCTGCCGACCAGCTGGCCATTGGTGACGCGGGCCGACGTGACGACGCCGAGCACCTTGTCGATCGACGAGGAATCGTGGGTGTCGAGCAGGCGAACCTGGCCCTGCTCAACCCGACGGATGTCGATGGCATCCGCCGAAATCGCCAATTCTTCGAAGATGCCCCAGCGCCGCACGCGGGCGCCGGTGGAGAAGATGGCGTCGACGGTGCGGGCGCCCTCGTCATAGGTCGTAGGCGCCAGGCGGGCGAGCATGTCGTCGCTCGCCCCACGCTGGACCGATGCGCCGGGCTCGAATCCGTCCGGCGTCGTCCGCGGATGCGCGGAACGCTTCATCACCATCTCCATGGGTTGAAAATCAGGCCTGCGTGTCGTCCGGCGCGGCGGGCGCGCCCTGCGTCGCCTGCGCGTTGCCGGTGCGGGCCACCTTGCGGGGGTCGATGTCGAGAATGATGCCGTCGGCATCGAACAGAGCGTTGATCCGCTTGATATCCGCGATCTGCGTCGCCGGGTCGTTGCCCCAGGAGGCGACGAATTGGTCGAAGGTCATGCGGCCGGAGCGCACCGCCAGGATGTCGGCGGTCATATCCTTGACCGGGTCGATCGGCTCGTTCGCCGGCGTGATCCACTCGCACGGATAGCCACCCTCGCGGGCAGGCAGCTTGCCGGCGAGCACCGCCATCTCGACGAAGCGCCGCCACACCGGGGCGCAGAACATCGGGATGAACACCTGGTGCTGCATCTGCTCGGTGAGCCGGCGAAACTCGATCTTGCCGGCGCGCAGGCTGGAATAATTCGCCTGCCGCAGGTCGCCGGTCAGTTGGTCGTAAGTGATGCCAGCGCCGACGGCGATGGCCATCAGCGTGTGGATCATGAAGCTGTCGAACACCGGCGAGGCGGTCGGCTGTGCGAACGAGACCTGCTCGCCCGGCTGCATATAGTTGAGCATGCCGGGTTCGATGGTCTGCACCCGTTGACCGGCATCGTCGCCGGCGGAGGTGCCAACCGTGACTTTATCGCCCTCCGGATTGGTCACGAAGCCGGCGAAGCAGGCCTCGATCCGCGCCTTGACGATGGCCGCCTCGTGGAAGTCGGCAAGATCGCGCGACATCATCACCACGGGGGCGAAGGCGGTGACGCCGCGCACCTGGCCGGCGCGCTGCTTGCGGTAGAGATGCAGTATATCCGCGGCTTCGACCCGCACGCTCCGCAGCGAACGAAGCTGGCGGCGCTCGCCGGGGTGCTCGGGATAGAGCCAATAGGCACTGCGGCGGCCGATGGCGTCGAACTCGACGCCGAGAATGGTACGCGCGCCCTGCAGCGGGCCGTCGCGCGAGCTGTCGAGGTGATCCGCCTCGAGCATCTGCACTTGCAGCGGCACCGGAAGCCCATCGCTCGGCCGGCGCGGGCGGAAACGGGCCAGCACCTCGCCGGCCTCGACCATTTCGCGCATGGCGATCGCCTGCAGGCCATAGAAATCGAGCTGGCCGTCGGCGTCGCAGGTATCGACGAACTGTCGCCACAACGCGGCGACCTGCGCATTGGCGCGCTTGGAGCCCGTCTTCGGCACCGGGATGATGCCGGAACCGACGATATTGCCGGTGTGGATGTCGACCACGCGGGCACAGTGCGGGTTGTTCCGCACCAGGCTGCGGGCGCGATTGCGTAATTCCACGTGCGCCGGGCCGATTTCGGCGTTCGCCGACGTGCCAGGCGCCTTGCCATTGCCGCGGCGGCGCTTGGCGCCCTCATAGGAGCGCGTCGCGCCATCGATCAGGGTCAGCGCCGAGCGGGCGCGCACCCGGGCAAGCCCAGCCTGCGGCGCCACCCAGGAAACGAGGCGATCGAGCGGGTTCATCGCCTCACCAGGTCCGGCAGGGAACAAGCACGACGCTGCGCGACGCGCCGGAGGCGGCCGCGCCGGAAACCTCGTTCCCCATCCGGGCAAGCTGGGCCCGCATCTCCGCCATGGAGAAGAATTCATGCGACTTGCCGTCGGAATAGGTGACCTTGCGCACGCCGGCGGCCATGGCAGCCTTCAGCCGGTCGATATCGGTCTGCGTGTATGCCATCTCATCCTCGATCGTGCCAGCTGCCGCCGCTGTGCGGGCGGGCAAAGCTGGGTGCGGCCGGAAGCACGGCCGGTGTCGGTACAGGCGTCAGCGGTTCGGGCGGAGCCGCCGGAAGTGGTCGCAGCAGAAGGTCCTCGAGGTCGCCTTGCACTTCCTCGGGGGGTTTCTCACGTTCGGCCTCTGCCTTGTCCCACACCGCATCCGGCAGATCGCGAAGTCCGAGCCGGTTGGCCGCGGTCTCTGCCTGCAGGTGCGTGTCGAGTTGCTCGTTGGCCTGGTTAGGGTCCTTCACCCATTCGTACTTGATGAAGCCGTCGCGCTTGCGCTTCGGCTTGCGATGCTCCGCCGTGATCTGGCGGAAGAATTCATCATCGAGGCCGCGCGGCAGGCCGATGAAGCCCCGCTCCAGCGGGTCCGTCTTGGCGAGGTTGCGGTACAGCGCCATTTTCAGGACCGAGGACGCGAAATTATAGAACCGCGTCGAGTACCTCAGCTTGCGGCCGGCGCGGTCGGTCTCGCGCTTCACCCGCTCCAGCAGCGGGACGTGCTCCTCGTGACGGCCGCGCACCATAATGACGCGCGATGAGGCGTGGCGCTTAACCCAGGACCAGACATCCTCTGTCCAGGCGTTGCCGTCGATCGCCAGCAGGTCGATGCCGAGGCGGCGGGTGACGCTGTTCGGCCAAGTCTGCTTCAGCAACCCGTCGAGCTTGTCCTGGCAACCGGTGGCGCTGATGTGGCCGGGTATCACGCCGGCATCGACGATCCAGCGCCGGCGCTCGCGGCCCCAGGCTACGGCCTGCCATTCGACGCGGTCGGACTGGCAGTCGACGCCGACGGTGACGAACAGTGCGCCCGCGGGCAGCGTACCCTTCGCGTAGGACGATTCCGCCGCCCGATCACGCAGCGTCTCCCATGGCACCGCCTCGCCGAGCCCTCGATAGGCGAGGCCGACGGTGTCGTTGGTGAAGGTCTGCTCGGACGCTGGGTCGCCCTTGGCCTTCAGCCACTCGCGGGCGATGCGCTCCCAGCTCTGGAGATAGGAATAGGCGCTCCAGATGTAGAACGAGCGATGCTCGCGCTTGGCCGCCGGGTTGCGTGCCCGCCATTCCAGGCCGGCCAGCATCTGCGGGCGGTGATGTTCCTCGATTTCGACGCCGCAGTCGACGCACGTGAAGTGCGCAAGCTCCGGCTTGGCCTCGTTGAGGTCGGCCAGCATATTGTCCCATTCCAGCACCTGCATCACTGCGCAATGCGGGCATGGGACGTATGGATATTCCTGACTTCCTGCCTCGAAATTGCGGGTAATCCGGCAACCCGGCATCACAAGTGGCGTCGAGACCTTGAAGATCTTCGCGAATTCATGGGCGCGAGATCGGCTGTCGGCTTGCGATTCCGGGTCGCCGGCGGCGTTCACCTCCCATTTCGCGAGGTCATCCTGCACCTGCCGGCGCATGGTAACCTGAGAAAGCGATGCCGGCGAGTTGGCGCCGGATATCTGGATGGCGCCGCGGCCGTCCCGGCGTTCCTTGTAGAGTACCGAATCCGAGCCATCTCGCGACTTGGAGTCGAACACGCCGGCGAGGCACGTCGTGCCGCGCAAGAACGGCGACAACTTCATCTTTGACCAGCGGGCGGCATTGTCCGCAGTCGGGTGGACGTAGAGCACATCGCCCGGGTCCATCGACAGCGAGCCGCCGACGAAGATGTTGGCGAGTACCGTGCCGCCAAGCTGCGCTGATTTCACCAGCGAGACGGTGCGACAGGGGTCATCCGGACCGAGCGCCCGCAGGATCTCGTCGAAATAGCCGAATAGCGCCCGGTTGTACGGGCCGGAGAACTGGCTCTCGCGCTCCGAGAACACGATATTGCGCTCGGCCCACGCTAGATAGTCGACTGGCGGCGGCGGCTCCAGCACGTCAGCCATGGCGCATGCCGCAAGGTGCGCCGCATTGGCGAGGTGGATCAACATGCTGCCTTCCGGTCAGGTCGTGCCCGGCTCCGTCGCCTCCGGCTCGTCGGTGACACCGGCGATGTCATCGAGGACGTCGGCCGGCAGCGTCTCCATGCGTTTGCGAGCGGATAGCGAAGCGCGCTCACGCACCCCGCGCATCTCGCCGCGCAGTAGGTGCAGCACGTCGCGCTGCGGGATCTGGAAGCGAGCGGCGACGGCGGTCGCGAAGTCCGGCAGCGCACCTTCGAACACGTTCAACATGGCGGCCACCAGGCCGGCCATCTGCTCGGCGGCGTCACGCGTGCGGACATAGGCGCCGCGCCGGGCCAACTCCTTTTCGGCGGCGTCGCGGTTGCGGAACTCGATTTCCCGCAGCCGCTCGCGCTTGATCCGCTCCTCGACCGGGTCACCGACAGGTGGCGGCGGCGAGCTGGCGATCGGCGCCGGCGCGGCGACCAGATTGGTATCCAGCCCGTTGCCGAAGCGCTGGCCGATGTCGATTTTCTGCCGGAGCTGCGCCATGGCGACCACAACGCGGATCTTCGCCGAGCGCCCCTCGCCGACGATGGCTTCGCCGGCAATCTTGCCCTCCGATATCCACTGCGAAACACGCCCGGCCGAGACGTTTGCGAGAGCGGCGAACTGGCCCTTGGAGACCACCTCGTCCATCTCTTTAGCCCCTGGACTTTAGGTCGTCTTTAGTTGTTTAGGCTTCCGAATTCCGGTTCCACTAGCAAACCCAAGCACTATCGCCGCCCGCATACGTATGGGGGCCGGGAAGGACCCGGATTTTTTACGGACCTGACTTTCAGGTCGTTTGCCCACTTAGGTGAATACCTAAGAGTTAGAACGCCTTGGATTGAATTAGGCAGGCTTGAATATCCACCCCGGCGCGGTGGAATAAGGGGCACATAGCCGGCTTCATCAACTGACCGAAATGAAAATGCCCGGCAGCGTCTCCGCTCCGGGCACAACTTCGACAATCCCATTTCGTGCGCTCAGATGTAGTTTGATTTGGCAAAGAGCGTCAAGGATTGGAATAGACAATCCGGACTTCTTTTTCGTCATGTCCCCAGGAAGGGCGCTCAGTGCGGCTCCCACGCACGCTGCGAGGCACGTCGTCAGTCATCCTCCACAGCTGTGCAAGAGCCGACAAGCCTATTTGCAAAGCCGGCAACTGAGCCCGATCGAGGGTGCGATCGAGGATGACAACAGCCTCCATCACGAGGAACGAACTGCGTGGGATCGCACGCAGAGCTGCCCCGTGCTGTGTGAGCACCCGCGCGCGCTTTTCCTCGTCCGTCTCGGGCCGCTCGCACTTGCCCGATTCCCCGCTCCGCCAATCATCCGGCCCGACGTTGTTCGCCACCATCTGTCCAAGCGCCGAGCCCGATGTGACAGGCGACGCGAGGAAGCGGCGATACTCAGCGACGATCCCACGCCAGCGCTCGCCCGCCCCGCACTGCGGCTCGCTGATATGGCCAGCAAGGTGCAGGCGCCCGAGCTCACTCTCGGCGCGCTGGTCGAGCCGCCTCGCCTCTGGCAACCAGGCGCGATGCGGCTGCATCATCGCGAGATCGCGTTCGCCACGTTCAAGGATCGCCGACATCGAGCGCGACAGCTGACCCGACGCCGTGCGGTTTCCCGCCTTCCTCTTTCGACCCTTCTTCGCCATGTCCCTCGCCTCCTCAAATCCCGCCTGCCAGCACGTCGTGATCGTCCGCGGTCATGCCGCGCGGCGGGTCGGTGCTGGCAGCGTCGGCCCTCGGCGGATAGCGGCGCGGGAAGGTGCGGCCCTTGTGCTCGCTCTGCACCCAGCCGCCATCATTGCTGCGCACCAGCTCGTGCCGGCCCATGGTAAAGCGATGCCCGAAGCCGGCTTGCCGATAAGCCGCCTGCCATGCCGCCCAGGCATCCGAGCCTTCCGCGACGAACACCCAATCGGCGCGATCGGTGCCGCACATCGCCCACTGCACCGCCCGCTTCACCGGATCGTCCTCAGCAGGGCGCGTCACCGGCTCGGCCTTGGCCGGCTGGCCGAGGAAGGGTTTCCAGCGGCGATCGTTCAGATAGGCCGGTGGATCGCACTTGCGCCGCTTGCTGCTGCGGCAGTGGTCGAGGTAGCGCGGCGCGCCAGCAATGGCCTCGGCCCGCTCGACGGCGGACAGCCGTGCCCAGGCCGATCTGGTTCGGCTTCGGCTGAAGGCCGGATCCGGGTCATAGGCGGCGATGAACACGTCGAGCTGCGTGTCCGGCACCGCTTCACTTTCCGATCCATGATCCGCCTTCCCCGCTCCGCCCCCCTCGGGGGCCATGGGGGTTTCTTCTATTGACGGTTCAATTGACGGTTCCTGTGTTGTCACAGCTGACAAGGGGGCCTCGTCACGGGTGACAAGGGGGGCCTCGTCAGATTGACGAGGGGGGCCCTTGTCAATCTGACAAGGGGGGGTGCCCTTTTGCGCAGAGATCAGCAGGCGGATCATGTCGCTGGTGCGCCCGCCATTCGGCCCGATCCGCGGCGTCCGCTCGATCATCCCGGCGCTCTCAAGGTCGGCCAGGCGGCGCGAGACGGTCTCCGGGCTCTGCACGCTGCGCTCGGCCAGCATGCGCCGGCTCGGCCAGCAGCAATGCTCCTCGTCCGCATAGTCGGCGAGCGCCATCAGCACCAGCTTGGCGCCCGGCGCCAGCGAGGTGATCCGCCACGCCCAATAGGAGGCTTCGACACTCATGCCGGCCTCCCCATCGCACACATCAAATGACCACGCGTGTAAGCGTAGGCCGTGCAACTGTCGCCACTGTGGGAGGTGGGTAGATCAACCCCGCACGCTTTCCGCCTATTGCGCCGCCCGGTTAACCCGACCCCGGGCGGCGCATTCAGCCGCGAAACTTTTCGGGAGGTATCGCGTTGTTGGGCGGCATGGAACGAGATCAGCACCCGAACTGGCACATGGAGCTCAGCGCGCCGATCGTGCTGAACGATGGCACGACGCTGCGGACGCTGCGCGAAAGCTATGAGCTGCTGAACGCGCGTTTCGACGGGAAGCGAAACCGCCTCGTGCTCGACGCCACCATAATGACGCTGGCGGACGCGGCGGAAAGCGGCAACCGCGATGAGATCTACGACGCGACGCGACTGCTCGATCTGCTGTTGACCGGCGAAAAGCTCAAGTAGCAAACGTTGATGGAACCTCACGCAAGAGCTCCATCGAACAGCGGAGCCGACATGATCGGCGCGTGCGTTGCGCGGGCGGCTGGCCTCCCCTTCGGCGCCTCATCTTCCAGTCCAAGGCAATTCGCCCGCACCAGGGCCTTGGCCATGTACGGCGACACGCTGTTGCCGACCATGCGTTTCTGCGCCTCGCCGGTGAACGGCTGACCGTCATAGCCGTGCTCGATGATGTAGCTGTCGGGGAAGCCCTGCGCGCGGAACAGCTCGCGCGAGGTGAGCATGCGCATGCCGATGTCGGCCAGCACAAAGGGCTCGCCGCGGATTGGCACGATGACGAGACCGAACCGGTCGCGCGTCGTTATCGTGTGCAACGGCTCCTTGAGGCGCGGATCCTGATCAACCCCATAGTATTTCATCAGGAAGGCGCGCACCTCGGCGACATGCCCGCCGCCGGCGCAGATGGTCGGTGCCGGCGCATCGACATCGGCCGCACGTCGGTCGCTGCCCTTCAGGTTCAGCAGGCCGGCCGAAACGACGGCCTGCGTGCAGGCTTTGCCGACGATGGTCGACACTGGCTCGCGCGCATCGTGGCCAACCATGTCGGTGTTGTGCTGCGCGAGGAACGCAGCAACGATCTGGTCGGTGTCCTTCCGGCTGGCCGTGATGGTGTGCAGCGGCGCGTCGAGAGGGCGTGAGGCTCCGCCCTGCTGCCCATAGCTGGAAAAGGGCATCAGCACCGGCTCGACCACACCGAAGGGGGCAGCACCGCCTGGCCGCTTGATGAAGCTGTTCGCCGTCACCGTATGGAACGGCTCGCGCAGATCGTGGCCGGTCGCGCCGGTGTGGAATTTCGTGACGAAAGGGGCGACGAGCCCGGGCGTGGCCTTTGTGGAGACGGTGCGGAGCGGCTCGCTCAACCGATTTGCGCTCGATCGCGAGTGCATCTCGACAATGTACGGATCGGCCGCATCGAGCACATAGCGCTTCACCCCCTTGGCGATGCGCGCCATCGTCGCCTCGGCCAGCGGGCGCTTGGCCGCGATGCCGAAATCGCGCTTGATCTCCGCCGATGTGGCGAAAATCGACGGACACCGCAGCGACCAATCAATGATCTCCGCCGCGGTCCGCCAGGGCTTCTTGCGCCCGCCGATCACGTCGGGATCGGTCGGCGCGCCGTGCGTCGGCTTGGGCCACACGATCTTGCGCCCGTCGCGCCGGGCGATCAGGAACAGCCGCTTGCGCACCGTCGGCGCGCCGAAGTCGCAGGCGCGCAGCTCGCGCCATTCCACCTTGTAGCCGAGCCTCCGCAGCTCGCTCACCCAGCGGTCGAAGGTCTGCCCGCGCCGTTCCGGGCACGGCACCATGAAGGGATTGCCTTCGGCATCGAGCACCGGGCGCCCCTCGGCGTCGGTCTTCTGCACCAGCGGCCCCCAGTCACGGAACTCCTCGACATTCTCCAGCAGGATCACCTTGGGCCGCGCGCGCTTCGCCCACAGCACCACCACCCACGCCAGGTCGCGGATCGAGCGCTTCAGCGGGCGCCCGCCCTTGGCCTTGCTGTGGTGCTTGCAGTCGGGCGATGCCCACAGCAGATCCACAGGTCGTCCGGCGCACACCTCGTCGGGATCCACCTGCCAGATGTTGGAATTCAGGTGCCGTGTCGCGGGGTGGTTCACCGCGTGCATGGATAGCGCCTCGGCATCGTGATTGATCGCGATGTCGGGCGAGCGTCCAAGCGCCCATTCGATCCCGGTGGATGCCCCGCCGCCGCCGGCGAAGCTGTCGATGATGAGGCCTGTCATGCCGCAACGCTCTCTGCGGCGGAACCAGCGCGACTGCGAAGCCTCTCCGAGCAATTCGTGGTTGCATAACATCCGTACGCTATGTCATTTGCTGCACCATATCCGCGCTTAGCGCATGCTGAGGAGTTGGCAATATGGATGGCGCCGCCGAGAACTCTATTCCCGCAATATTTCATAACTACTTTGCACATAGACATTTCACCGCCACTGCCAGTCCGATCGCCGGCGAAATGCGCACATCTCAGCGACAAAGATTGCGAGACCTTTTTGCCATCGTCGCTTTGGAGCGTTTGCTTACTCCCGAAGTCATAAGTCAATTTATCGACCAGGCGATCGCTCATATAGCCAATAACGGACAACGGCTGACCGCTCCTTGCCCAATATTGGTACGAGATTTGTCCGATGCCGAACAAGCAGTGATCTCTGAACGTCGAAATGAAGCAATTGGCGAGATACTTATTGCCTATTGCGAGATATTTGCTTCCTTTGGGCCGACTTCCACTAACGCCCCGATGCTGCAGCCACTCTCTGCCGCAGGAATGGCAGCTTCTGCAAGCCGAGCATATATCTCGGAGTTTCGCCTTCCAGGAGAACTCAAACGCGCGGAGAACGAATTTACCAGCTTGGTCAGCCAAGCTTATGCCGACGAAAAGACCATGCTTAGTGCGGCGGTAGGTGAGGTTAAAGATCTCAGTAAGACGCTCAGCGGCGACATTGCCGATGGTAAGCAAGCTCACCTGAACTGGGAGAAGATAGAAAGTGAAAGAAGCGCGCGCTTCAATGCACTTGAGGCGGCGTTCGCTACAAAAATTGTGCTCGAAAAGCCTGTAGAAACATGGAAGAAGAAGGCCGCGGCGCACAGGCGTGGCTTTTGGGGAGCCTCTATATTCATGTGGACCGCAAGCGCTGGCGTCATTTACCTCTGCTATCGGGCCAACGAGGCATTTTCTGATATAATTCGTGCAATTTCTGCAACCAACGCCATTGCTGCGGCGGCATTGCTTGCTATACCCTTGATAGTTGCCTTTATGGCAATCCGGATTGTCGCAAGGTCGGCGACCACAAATCTTGCCCTTCGAGAAGATGCACTTCAGAGAATGGCGCTGGCGGATATGTACTTGAGACTTCTTAGCGATCCAGCAAGCACGCTCGACAACGATGGTAAGAAGATCGCGATGTCTGCTTTGTTCCGAGCTGCGCCCGGCCAGCCCATCGACGAACCGGCAACTCATCCTGCCCTTGAAGTATTCAACAGCAAGTAGGTGGCGATGCTCGACTTTTTGAGGTGTCTCGTTTTCCCTTGGGTTTATCAAGGCCATGGCTGTCATCGCACAGCCTCCGCCACGACCACGGCCATCCGCTTGCGCGAATAGGCCAGCTTCATGTTCCGCTTCTGGAACAGCGGGGAGAGGTGCGCCGGGTTGCAGCAGCGGCGCACCCTGCATTCGTGATCCAGCTGCTCGCGCGGGCGCAGCAGCCGCCCGCCGGAAAGCCGCCACACCACCTTGTGAGCGGCCTGCGTCACGCCCTGCCACTTCACCCGGCCATAGCCGCCGCCGCGTCCGGTGCCGCTGGTGGAGCCGATCCAAAGCCAGCAGCCCAGCCTTGGGCATTCTTCCACCATGAACCGCAGCCGCGGCGGCAGGTCGGCGATGAGGTAGGCGGCGCGCTCGCTCATGGCGCAGCCCTCCGCGCGCTGGCCATCCGCGACGTGCGACAAATCGTGAAGAAACCCGCCTTAAATCGCGGCGTTAAGCCGGCACAACTCACCTCCCCATAGGTGTCGCAATGACAGGTACGAACCCCGCCGCAACTGCCCTTCGCTTCCGCGTCCAGTACGGCACGCGCGATATCGACTGCCTCGTCACCAAGGACGCGGTCGAAGCGCTGGGCGCGGCCGAGCGAAAGCTCTCCAGCCGCCATCGCAGATTCTTGGAAGGCATTGCGGCGGAGCGGATCGAATGGAGCCGCACCCCCCAAAGCACGATCGTTATCGATGCCTGGGATATCACGACGCATCGACAGGATTGATCGCGTGGAACCGGACCTCGCGGTCGGCGTTACATAACCGAACGCAACGGATCCACAGTAGTAAGGGCGACAATCTCCCCCCAAGTCTCGCACCCCGGTCGCCCGGACCAAGGCGCCGCTCTTACCCCGAGAGCGGCGCCATTTTTTTGCCGCTGCGAAGTCACGCCCCTCCAGTCGAGCGGCTTCCGCGCTGCAATTCCTTGAAATAACAAGTAATTGCTTGACGGCTAAAATTCTTGGCCTCGGGAACCTTGCAGACTGCGTTCTGTTACTTCCGCATGGGGACCCTGCAGCCCCATTCCACTCTACCCAGGCGCGCCACAACTTCGCGGGTCGTTTCCCCGACACCAATAACCGCGGGGGCGAGATCGGCGCGCCTGGGCTTTTTGAGGACGGGCTATGCACCACCTCGCAACGCTGTCCGGCACGGGATCCCTTCTCACGCGCGAAGCTGCATCCGCGGTCGCCACCTATCGAATTGCCATATATCGACACACGTCTGGCCCCCAACAGGGCGTAACGGTCACGCAAGGGGTTCTCGCCACGGCGCCCTGGGCGGTTGTGGCGGCACGAAACGACGGCAGTGCGATCCTGATGCTCGACACCGGCGAAGCGGTCGATGTTCGCTTCGTTGACCTGGGCGCCAGCGACACGACGGCCATTTTCATCCTCACCGGCAAGCTGCCAGCATTCTGAAAATCTCATCGGCCCGCCTCCGGCGTCTCGCCTTCGGCAGGCTTCACCGCTGACAGGGCACCGAGCAGCGCGCTGACATCTGCGGCGAGCGCGGCATTCGTTGTCAGCAGGCCCGTGATCTTGCGGACGCCATGCAGGATGGTGGTGTGGTCGCGCCCGCCGAAGCGGCGGCCAATGTCGGGATAGGAGCGCGTGGTCAGCACCTTGGTCAGGTACATCGCCACCTGGCGCGGCCGGACAACGCCCACGCTGCGTCGACGCGCAAGGATGTCGCCGACAGCGACATCATAGAATGCGGCGGTAGCTGCGATGATCGTCGCAACCGGCACACCGAACGAACCGCGCCGCGTTGGGCGCGCCGCGACGCTCAGCCAGTCGCGGGGCGCCTCGATCTTCGGCGCCGGCGAAGGCGGCGTGTCGTCCTCATCATCGTCATCGAAATCCACCCGGAGTGGCGGCGGGCCGAGCCGGAACACCAGACGCGTTACGCCACCATCCGTCACTCGAGCGATGGCTTGGACAACCGGCACCGCGGCCGGCAACATCTTCGCGCGGAAAGCGCTCCTCGGGCGGAACAGTTCGACGGGTTCCGGGCGTGGCGGCAGGGTCGGCTCCGGCGTTCTGGCTGCCGGCTCCAGCCAGGCGATGCGCGGCATGGAAGGTCGACGATCATCGCTCATGGCGCCCTCACCCCCTGCCGCGGCGGCCGGCGATCTCGGCCACCAGCGCATAGAGGTCGGCCACCTTTGCCAGTGCCTCGCCCAGCGGCTTCACCGCCTCGCGCGCTTCGGCCGGCGTCAGTTCGGCGCCGCCGGCGGAGCCCTCGGAGATATCGGCGAACAGCAGCGCGATGGCCTCGCCGGTCTCGCGCATCACTTCGGCAGAGAGCGTCGCCACCTTGCCGGCGTCACCGTCCGGCATCGGCACGAAAACGCCGCCCGCGGCGAGCGCCAGGTGCTGCGCCGCGTCGGGGCAACCGAAATGCCGGGTGAGCATGGCAACGCGGCCGAAGCCGAGATCACTGGGCTGGTCCGGGTCGATCTGCTTGCGCAGCGTCCAGTGTGTCACGCCAAGGAAATCGGCGGCCAGCGGCAGGCCTTCGGTCGGCGCGCCATTGGCGCCATGTGTCCGGCCGATCGCTTCGAACAGATGCACGAGCGCGTCGTGCGCCGAACCGGGGTTCGCGCGCTTCATCATGGCAAGGCCTCTGAGAGGTTGGAATTGCTGGCAAGCCGGCGGTCCGGCACTGTCGGCGGCGGATAGATGTCCGGCCGCAATTCGTGGCGCGGGATGCCGGTGGCGGCCTCGACGGCCAGGACGCGTGCAACCGGCACGCGTTTCCATTGCGAAATGGCTTGAGGTCGCACGCCAATCGCGAGCGCGAGGGCGCTCGACGTTTCCGAATGGGTGATCGCTTTGAGTAGCGCTTCGTCGCGGGTGTCCATGGCTGCGGAATTTAAGCCGTGCTTTAATCAAAAATCAAGTGACACTTTCTCGCCTGATGTAAAGGAGCGCTTTACTCTCGGCTTCATGTCGCGCGGCACTCGAATTCGTCAGATCCGGAAACAGATTGGCCTCAACCAAACGGAGTTTGGTGAGCGGGTCGGCGTCACGCCGCAAGCCGTCTCGCAGTGGGAGCGAGGCTTAACTGAGCCGGAACTCGACCGCCTGCAGGCCATTGCGGGCCAATTTGCGGTGGACTTTGAGTGGTTGGCCAGCGGCAAAGGCGACGCACAGCTGGTTGAGCCCCGGCCTACAATCGAAGCTCAGCGCCCAATTCCCGCGGAAGACCTTATCGGCTTGCGAGACTTCCCTGTTTTCGCTGCCGCAATGGGCGGCGAGGGCCACCTGATCGTCAGTTTCGAGCAGATCGAGACGGTCAAGCGGCCGTCTATCCTCGAGGGCGTCCGCAATGCTTATGCGTTGCTGATCAGCGGTGACTCGATGCGCCCGGCCTTCAACCATGGCGATATGGCCCTGGTGCACCCTGGCCTGCCGACCGCGCGCGATAAGATCCACATTTTCTATGATCACCCACCCTTCGGCGAGGCCGGAGAGGTGGAAGCCATGATCAAGAACCTGGTCGGCTGGACGAACGACAAGTGGAAGCTGGAGCAGTACAATCCAGCGAAGCTTTTCGACGTCGATAAGATCGATTGGCCTACAGCCCACCGCGTCGTCGGCAGGTATGACGCGCGATAGGCGAGACAGCTCCCGACCCCATGGCAGACGCTTCCTCAGTCGGCGATCGAACGAATGATCCTCGCCGGGTTTCCTCCGACAAGGGTATTCGCGGGCACGTCCTTGGTGACTACGGAGCCCGCCGCAACAACAGAGTTTTCGCCCACCGTCACTCCGCCGATGATCGTTGCGCCGGCTGCGATCCAGACGTTTTTCTCAATCGCGATGGGCTCTGCGATCACGAAGGCGCGCCGCTGGGAAGGTTCAATGGGATGCCCAGTTGTGATGATGCTCACGTTCGGCCCAATCATCACGTCGTCGGCAATGTCGAGCCCGCCGAGGTCATAGAATGTGCAATTCTGATTTACGAAGACATTGCGCCCGACACTAATATCGACCCCGTTGGCTGTGTAGAATGGCGGGATCAATAAAAAACTGTCGTCCACCTTCTTGCCGATGAGATCGCTGAACAAGGCCCGGACTTCATCCGCATCGTCGAACGTCAAACGGTTGAGGATGGCGGTGATCGCCATCGCTCGTTTGACGTTCGCTGACATGGCCGCAGATTCCGGCGTTCTCCTGGGAATTATCTTGGTGCGATCATCATTCGCCATTCGTTATTTTCCTGCGAGCGAGGTCGAGCGAGCATTCGCCGCATGACGGCGTATCGAGATTCGCTGTGTGTAGCCACACAGCAGAACGGCCGGAATCCACTCATCTCGGCCGTTCCGGTTATTGGTTCACGACCCAGTAATGCGCCCACTCTATTGGCGATCGCTGATAACTAGGCCGGAATTGCCTCCGGCCATTCGCGCCGGCGGCCGCCAACTGCATCCGCAACCTGCATCGGCACCTCTCCGAACGTCGCCAGCACCACAGCGTCTTCCCAGTCACCAAGGTCGGGATCGCCAGTCTTTGAAAAGGCCACCGCACCACCTGCCGCCCCTACCCGCTTCGCCATCGCTTCCGCCATGCGCCTCGCCTGCAGTGCGCTTGCGGCCGGCTGCGCTTCCCCCTCTTTCAACCGGCCCTTGGCGGTTGGCAGGTAGGGCATCGCGACGTGATAGGTAAGCTTGGCCATCCATTGGTCCCCTCTATTTACGGTATCATTCTGACTCCCTTAACGAGAACAATGCAAGAACGAATGATTCGTGCGCACACAATCGTCGACTTGCAGATTGAAGCATTGCTTTAATTTTGCCTTGACCGTGATTTAAAGCAATGCTTTCATTTTCTCCATCGAACCACCCGATGGGAGAACTCGGCCATGCAGCCGCACACCGAACCGAACTACCGCATCCTCAAGCCCGGCCAGCCGGTCGCCGCCCGCCGCGAAACCGCGGCGCAGCGCGCTGAGCGCGAGATCTCCGAGCACAATGAGAAGGTCCAGCACCTCGCGCAGGACATCGAGAACGTCGTGGCCCGCGAGGGTCACGTGAAGGATGTCGATCTCCTCACCCTCGGCTGGTCGCTGCCGACACTGAACGAGTTGCAGGACGAGGCGCTGCAGACGGTCCGCGCCCGCGCCGAGCGCCGCATCGCCTAGCTCCCCAAACTCGGCCCGCCGCAGGGCCAGGCCGGAGCATGCGTCGCACTCCTCCCGCGATCCCCCAACGCGCGCTCCGGCCAATTTCATTCACCACTCAGGAGGCTGTCATGCCGAGCGTATTTCCGCGCCGCCTGCTGTTCCCGCGCATGTCCGGCCCCGCCCGCCTCGCCGCGGTGCTTTGGCTTCTCACGGCCATTGCTGTCGGTGCCATCCTCATCGTCGCCACGCTGCGTCCCGCCGCAGCGGCCGGCCCGCTCGACATCATCGCCCCGACGGGCCAGCCCGTCGGCCAGTTGATGGCGCTCGGCGTCGTCACCGGCGCCGCCATCATCGGCTGCGTCGGCGCCATCCTGTTTGTCGGCGCCGGCGGCCATCCGCGCCGTCGTCGCATCTGAGGGCTGGCAGATGGCGCGCGCAAAGAAATCCGCCACCGAGCGATGGGGCGATGTCGGCCCGCGCGGCATGCCCGCACCGGAGCCCGAGCCGAACGATCAACCCCTGTCCGATGCAGCTGCCGGCTTCGCCAGGGATCAGTTGAAATCCTTCATCGAGCGCATCGAGCGCCTCGATGAGGAGAAGAAGACCATTGCCGACGACATCAAGGATGTCTTCGCCGAGGCAAAGGGCAACGGCTTCGACACCAAGGCCCTGCGCACTATCCTGCGCATCCGCAGGCAGGACGCCGACCAGCTCGCCGAGCACGAAGCGATCGTCGATCTCTACAAGCAGGCGCTCGGCATGCTCGGCGACACGCCTCTTGGCCAGGCGGCCATACAGAGGGCCGGCCATGCTGGTCGGTGATGACGATCCCGGCACTCTGTTCGTAAACGAGGACTGGCGCGAGGAAGCCGGCGCGCGAGCGCATGCGCTGTTCCCGTCCAATCGCGGCATGCAAACCTTGGCCGGCCTGATGGCGCGCAGCCATCGCTTTGGCATCCAATATCTTGAACAGGCGCCGGCAATCATCCCCTTCATCACCGCTGGCGGTTGGGCGAAGACGCGCCCCGAGCGAATGATGATCTCCCGGCATTTCGGCGAAGCAGTTCACTCCGGGCCGCGCCTCAAGGATCTGCTTGCCAGATGGCAGGCGCCTTTGCCAATCCGTCGCATCAGTAGCTCGGCAGTCTGCCGCGAGAGCTTCGCGACCATCTTCATGCTGCGTCAGATCGCGCCGTCGGATCTCGCTCAGATGGTGCCGGAGAAGTCGCGCCATCAGAGTGAATGGCTTCGCGCCATGCGTGAGTGGCGCGGCCGGGAGCAGTGGTGTTCCCGGCTTGCGAGCCCAGAGATGCGGCGCTGGGCGGGCCTGGCCCTCAGCCGCGAAATCGTGGCTGGGCACCATCCGCAGCGACAAGTCCGAGATCTGACGGACTTCATTATGCGCGAGCCCACCCGATTCAGTCCGAAATGGAGTTGGATGGCCGCCCTCGGCTCCATGGAGGAGTGGCATCAGGTACTCGCCAAGCGCAGCAACGAGGAGAAGTTCCTGCATCAGCACGGCTTTCGTTTCGAGCAGCAGGTTGACTATACGCCGCTGCCGGAGAGCGCCGATGTGCACGGCGTCCGCTTCACCGCGTTGCGTTCCGGCAAGGATCTCTGGACGGAAGGCGCCGCGATGCGCCACTGCGTCTCCACCTATGTCCGCGACGTGATGACCGGCAAGAGTCGGATCTATTCGATCACGCTCGGCGAGCGCCGTGTGGCGACCATGGAGCTGCAGCCGTTCGGCAAGGGCTGGCGCATCATCCAGATCAAAGGCCCTTGCAACGCGGTGCCGGTGATCGGCGCTCGGCAGGCCGCCGCCCTGCTTGTCGAGGGCATCAACAAAAGCATCGCTACCGATGAGGTCGCAGCATGAGTGTCGAACACCGTCACCAGGTGCTCCCCATGTCCCTGCCGCCGCGCGGGCTCTCGCGTATCGAGGCGGCGGCCTATGTCGGCGTTTCGCCCTCGATGTTCGACATCATGGTTGTGGATGGCCGCATGCCGCCGCCCAAGTCTATCAATGCGCGTACGGTGTGGGATCGACACCGGCTTGACGAATGCTTCTCCGCGCTCCCCGATAAGGGCGATGCTGCCAGGAGCGCGGCGGCGCAGGGCGCCGGGGGCTATGATCCCTGGGCAAATTGCAGGGCCTGACGGGCAGAATGGAGCTACGGTACAAATACCTCTATGAGGATCTGGACCGCCACGGCAACGTGCGGATCTACGTCTGGCGCGGCAAGGGCCACAAGAAGGTCCGGATCCGCGAGGAGGTCGGCACGCCCGCGTTTCGCCGCGCCTATGACGCGGCATTGGAGGCCGAGGCTGAGCCCGCCGATCCCGTGGTCGCGGTCGGGAGGAAGGATCGCAAGCCTCCGAAGCCGGACACCCTTCGCTGGCTGTGCGAGCGCTACCGCAAGGAGTGCGCCGAGTTCCTGCTGCTGGGCGACCAGACGCGGCACGTGCGCGGCCTGATCTTCGAAAGCATCTACGAGGAGCCGACCGAGCCCGGCGCATCCACGCTCTATGGCGACTTCCCGAATGATCGCCTCAGCGTCAAAGCCATCCGGGTACTGCGCGATCGGAAGATAGAGTATCCCGAGGCCGGAAATGGCCGGGTAAAGGCCCTCCGCCAGGTGTTCAAATGGGCGATCGAGGAAGAGGTACCGGGCGTCAGGGTGAACTATGCCCGCGACGTTCCCTATTTTGAGGGATCGAAGGACGGGTTCCACACCTGGACCATTGAAGAGATCGAGCAGTTCGACGCCCGCTGGCCGCTTGGCACCAAGGCCAGGCTGGCAAAGGATCTGTTGCAGTACACCGGCGCCCGCCGCTCCGACGCAGTCACCTTCGGCCGGCAGATGATTCGCAACGGCAAGATCCACTTCACCGAGATGAAGGGGCGACGCCGCGTCCTCAAGGAGCGGGAGCTGCCGGTGCTGCCGCAGCTTCAGGAGAGCATCGACGCCATGCCGGGCGATCACCTCACCTTCCTGGTGACCGAGTTCGGTGCGCCGTTCACTGAGGCCGGATTCGGCAACTGGTTTCGCGACCGGTGCGACGCGGCTGGGCTTCCGCAGTGCTCGGCCCACGGCCTGCGCAAGGCCGGCGCCACGATCGCAGCGGACAACGGCGCGACGGAGCATCAGCTGATGGCGATCTATGGATGGGAAAGCCCGAAGCAGGCCGCCGTCTACACGAAGAAGGCGAACCGAAAGAAGCTCGCAGGCGACGCCATGCACCTCGTCGTCCCGGTCAAATCCGGAACATAG